TATGCGTAACCCGCGTGACGAAAAGATACTGGTTGTGTCTGCGACAGGCTCTAAATCTAAAGAGTTTGTGGCGCAGACTAAAGGTATCTTGGAGTCGATGGAACTTGTGCGTTGGCTTCTTGAAGGCCCGCGCGAGTCCGGCGCGAACAGGCGTGACATGGCCGACCAGTTCGATGTGGCTGGCGGCTCTCTGTCACAGTCTTACAGTGTCGCTGCGCGTGGTATCACTGGTCAGATAACAGGTAGTCGTGCAACGCTGTTGATTGCCGATGACATCGAAGTGGAACGCAACAGTTTGACTGAAGAGGCGAGGCAACGGATCGTCCGTATCATTCAGTCTGACTTCGTTCCTATTACGAAAACAGAACACGGTAAGGGTGACATCATCTTGCTAGGCACACCACAGACTGAAGAGTCGGTGTATAACAAGTTGGTCACTGAGATGGGCTTCAGGTGCTTTACGATTCCTGTCAGATACCCACAAGCCGATAAGATTAAAAACTATCTGATGACGGATAACCAAACCGGTCAAGAGATAGACATCCTCGCCCCGTATATACAATCGTTATACCAAGACGGGGAGTTGTCGTATGGCGACATTATTGATAGTCGCTTTGGTAACGATGAGTTGATGAAGATTGAAGCTAAAGGTCGCGCATCATTTGCATTGCAATATATGCTAGACACCAGCCTTTCAGATGCAGAGCGTTACCCATTACGACAGCACGATCTGATTGTCATGTCGTGCAACCCAATTAAAGCCCCTCTCACGGTGCAGTGGGGGCGGCACAATGATAAACACAACTACATTAAAGACATCCCAAACTTAGGCTTTTCAGGTGACCACTTCCTACGCCCACTATTTGTGGACAGTGAGTGGGAGAATTATGAGTCTAAGGTGCTGTTTGTTGACCCGTCAGGTCGAGGGGCTGATGAGACAGCGTGGGCAATTGTAGGTGTCCTAAACGGTATGATGTATCTGCTACACGTTGGGGGCTTTGCGGCTGACCCGGCTGAAGCCATGTTGCGTATCGCGATGGACGCTAAGAAATACGATGTGCAAACTGTTGAGGTCGAACCGAACTTTGGACAGGGTATGTGGATCACAGCGTTCCAACCTATCCTGAGCAACGTGTGGCCCGGCGGTTGCACAGTTGTAGAATCTGAATGGGCTAAAGGTCAAAAGGAAGGGCGTATAATAGACACGCTTGAACCGGTGATAAGCGCACATAGATTGGTGATTGATGAGGACTTAGCGCGGCGAGAGTCACGCTTAGACGACCATCGATACTCCCTTCTATATCAATTAACACACATTACTAGAGATAGAGGAGCGTTAAAACATGACGACCGATTGGATGCTCTTGCTGGGGCTGTTGCTCACTACCAGCGATCTATGGCTCAAAATGTAAATGAAGCAGCACAAGGTGTCCGTGACCAGCGTATGCAAGATGAGATCGATGATTTCATTGAGTTCATGGAAGGTGGCGCACGGATGATGAGAGGTGTCAGACGCGGTGGCGAACGGACGGAAGTCTGGATGTCAGACCGTAAGGAGATGCAGTGAAACTTGTCGAAGTTCACTGGCTAGACATTACGACCCACGCAGGGTGGTGCGAAGAGTTAGTAATCAACAATAATGATATGCCCCTAAAGTTTGTAACTGTGGGTTATCTAGTGAAGAAGACTAAAGATCGGATTGTCCTATCCGACACCAGCCCCACTATAGGCAACATCACGATCTTTCCGCGTGGGTGTGTTGTCTCGCTTGTGTATAAAAAATAGGAATCAAGATGTATAAACTGTCAAAACGCTCACATGAGCGGTTACGGGGCGTAAGCCCTGATTTGTGCGCTGTTGTGAAGCGGGCGATTGAACTCACAGATATTGACTTTGGTGTATCTGAAGGGCTGCGAGATGAGCGAACACAGCGCGAGTATGTGTCTAAAGGCGCATCAACTACAATGAAGTCACGCCACCTTACAGGACACGCTGTTGACCTCTACGCGTATGTCGGGGGGATGGCACGGTGGGAGTGGCCTTTGTATGAAAAGATCGCTACCGCTATGTTTAAGGCGGCAGATGAACTAGGCGTTGACCTAGAGTGGGGCGGTAACTGGAAGTCCTTTAAGGACGGCCCACATTTTCAACTGTCTTGGGCGCGATATCCGGCAGATACCGCGGCGTGTGCATAAAGACTCTCAGAGGCTCATACAGCGTCCTTAGTTATGCTGTAGTAGGATTACCTATCTACTAGTCTTAAAGACGCTGTATGACGCCCTAGGCGGCGTTATGGGGGTGATTAGGGTTAGACACACCGTAAAGCCGTGAGGAATCGTGTGTGGACTCCGGTTCGACTCCGGACACCTCCACCAAATTTGAAAATTGCCTGTAATTCGTATGGGCATATTTTTGCCAACCCCGAATTGAAAACCCCCCGATGGGGGCCAGGCCAGACACATCCTGGCATCCGGCGGATTTTGTCCGCTGGTCGGGCGTCCGGCGCGCGTGTCGTGACACATAGCCGACACATTACCGGCAACGCATCGCGCAACGCTATGTAATGCAAGACGCGAACGGGTCGGGCGTTCATGTTACGGACAATAAGCGCGGGCAATCGGCGGTCGTGATGACAGCGCAAGGCGGGCAAAAAGGCGTTCGGCTGCGCGTCAATATGTAGTCGCGACACGGACGCGAACCACTGTTTTTTTGTTTATTAACAGGCGGATACAGTGAAACAAAGTTAATGCTTTACAAAAGCGCGTATTTATGCGTTATACTGTTATCAGGCAATAACGCCTTGCATGACAAAACGGAAGGACTAAAGCAATGACTAAAGCAATCACTAAATCATCAATCATCTATCGCGGCGCATCACTCATAGACGGACAACCGATTGTTGTTGTCGCGGTCGTATCGTCTAAAAACAAAAAGACCGGCGACATGGTGCAAACCTATATCCTGAACGACAACGGCGCGACACCGTGCGAAAACAGTAAAACAGGCGCGGACTATTCAATCTGCGGCAATTGCCCGCATCGCGGACAGGCAACGGACGACCCAAAAGCAAAACAGGCAAAAAACCGGTCTTGCTATGTCGTCATCTCGCAAGGCGCGACAATCGTTTATAAAGGCGTTCAAAAAGGCATCTATCCGGACGCGTTCGGACATGATGCAATCGCGACAATCGGGCGCGGGCGCATGGTGCGATTAGGGACATACGGCGACCCGTCCGCCGTTCCGTCATATGTCTTTGAATCCCTAATTGCGGACGCTATCGGTCATACCGCCTACACGCATCAAAACGACATCAAAAGCGCGGACGTGCGCGCCGACCTATACATGATAAGCGCGGACACCATAAAACAAGCGCGCGATGCGTGGCGCAACGGACAGCGGACGTTTCGCGTGATTGATAGCATTAACGACCTATCAAAAGGCGATGAAATACTTTGTCCGGCGTCTAATGAAATGAACAACCGGACAACGTGCGCGCAATGCAAACTATGCGGGGGCGCGTCCGTAAAGGCGCGAAATATTGCAATCGTGGCGCACGGCGCGGGCGCGCGTAACTTTGCCAGCAATATACAGTAAACCGCGCACGACTAAAGGCGAAACCGGCGCAAGCCGGTCGCGCGTCCGTTGTGGGTCGCGCCTGACGATGCCAGCAAGCAATCAAAAGTAAGGACTAAAACCATGAACAGAAAAAAACTTAATGTTTTATCACTATTTGACGGGATGTCATGCGGGCGCATCGCGCTTGAACGTGCGGGCGTTCCGGTGAATCATTATTTTGCAAGTGAGGTTGATAAATACGCGGTCGCCGTGTCGGATGCTAACTGGTCGGACACTTACCAATTAGGCGATGTCCGCAACGTGCAAACAATGGACGGTTTGCTATACATACCGGACGCGGACACGGACGGACGCCCGCCACTATATGACATTGACCTATTGATAGGCGGGTCGCCTTGTCAGGATTTTAGCTTTGCCGGTAAACAAGCGGGATTTAACGGGCAACGTGGCGCGTTGTTCTTTGAATACTTGCGCCTATTGCGCGACCTAAAACCGCGGTATTTTTTGCTTGAGAACGTCCGCATGAAAAAGGACAACGAACAAGCCATAACGGACTATCTAACGTCCGCCGGTTACGCTGTCACGCCGGTGCATATAAACAGCAACCGATTCAGCGCGCAAAACCGGCATCGCGTGTATTGGACTAACATCCCGCAAGACGCCTTGCCGAATGACGCGGGCATCAAACTAGGCAACATCCTAGAGAGTGGTTTTACCGACCGCGACAAGGCGCATTGCATTGATGCTAACTATTTCAAGGGCGGTAATCTGCGTTCTTATTTCCTGAAAAACCGCCGACAATTGGTCGCTGAAGTGGACAGCGGTTTAATCCTTGCCGGACACGCCGACCTTAAAGGACACGACTATAACCGGCGCGTGTATCACCCTGAAGGCAAATCGCCCGCGCTATGTGCGAACAGTGGCGGCAATCTCGAACCTAAAGTTTTATGCGGTGCATTTCGCGGTCGATACAATCCGGACGGCTCAACATCACAACGCCTTGAATTGCAGATAGACGGGCGCACGAACAGTCTAACGACCGTCCAAAAGGACAATGTCGCGGTGTCTATT